GATTGTTTGGTTTCTGCTGGAGCGACGATCTTTACTTCTTCCGCGACTCCTATATCTAAAAAACCCTCGCATAATGCAACCATCCAAGGCTCATTCGCCTCGATGATTGAATCTGCTTCGTACACCATTGTAACGCTTCCCTCTGGATTGGCTACGCCCTTCGCTGATCTCAGCATTTTAACTTTCATCTGAAAATCTCCAAAGCAATGGGGGGATCTCTCCCCCCACTTTAGCTTTTAAGCGTTATGAACATCAAAAGCATTATCACCAGAATGGCGAGCATGGCTCTTGATGACCGTCGTGCCTAGAGGCGTACCGTTAGAATGGGTTCCGGTTTTGGCAATTGTGGTTCGGATGTACCGCTTACCGCCACGATAACCGACACGGTACGTTGCTCCTGTTGAATCAGGGTTGCCACCTGTCCCAGCCGTGCCTGTCCCATCAATCTTCAGGAACACACCACTAGCGGCGATAGTGCCATCCACAATATCCGCTTGCGCGGCATCCGTGTATGTGTAGTTATCATCGCTATGCTCAAGTCCGATTTCAAAGAAAACAGAACCTGAGAGCGTATCCCCCTCTGCGCCAATGGTAACCAGCACGGTTGCGCTCTCATAGCCTTGGAGGTCCACCCCAGTTCCATTTGATGCCGCTGATGTGACAGCTACCTTATGAGACAGGGCCGTTGCAATCGAATTACTTAAATCTTTCATTGCTTATTCCCCTTATGCTGAGATTGTTTGAGTACGCAGAGCTTCAGCCAAAACGACTTGGCCTCCGATCCTGCGCCGTGCTACATAACGGACGTTGCCGGATGTTGCTTGTGTAAATGGATCTCTCAGAACTGAAAGATTCACACGATCCACCACCATATATCCGCGATTGAAATCACCAAACACAACTGGCTTGGCGCTTCCGGCGATATCTGGCATATCTGGCGCTTCAACATATGGATATCCAAGAATCGTATTTGGAACTCCTGCTGTAAGCATCATCCCTGCTTGGAATACATACTGGCCCGCCGTATCTTTCAGCTTGCGGATTGCCGCCAGCGTAGATCGGTTGAACATAAAAATGGCATTTTGCCCGTAATCTGATTTGATCGCATGAACCAAATCTAAGAGGCCATCTCCTGTCAACGCAGAGTTATCACCTGAATTTGTTGTTCCGACTGAAGAATTCGTGAGAACACCTTCTGGCTTGCCAACCCCGTTGCCGCTGATAAATGCTGTTCCCTCTGCTTTTGCAAATTGAGTTGCAAACTCCAACTGCATTTCTGCCTCAAGATCGAATACCGCATCTTCAAGTTCCTGCTCAGAGATATCGACAAGCGCGTACAACTCATGGGTAGGAATCTCTTCCAGTTGAGTCGTATAGCCAGTGGTCTCAGAGCGAGTTCCCTGCTCGGCAACAAATACCGCAGAAAACGTAGCAGTCCGTGATGGGATCTGTACTGATTTCTGTGTAGTTGCCCTAACCCGAGCGGCAGATCGGAATGGTGTGATTTCTGTGATTGTCTTGATCAACTCATTCACATACTCTGGGGGAGCGAGGAAACCAGCCGCAGTATCATCTGATACTGTGAGTGCCTTTACCTCATTCTCATCCATGTTCTCTTTGCCTTTCCGGAGCCACTTATCGAATGATTTCATATGCACATCAATCTGTTCCGAATCTGCGCCGACTTGTGGGCGCTTCAGCAAAGCCTCGATCTGATTCATTTTATCATCGATGCCTTTAGCATCTTGCTCTTGTTGCGTGATCTTTTGGTTCAGATCTTCTAAACGATCCAGATCAGCTTCAATATTTTTGAGTTTACTCTCCAGCAATGGATCTGGAGAACCTTTTTCTATCTCGGCTAGGCGGGCATCATTCGTCGCTTTGAATTCTTCAAATGCGGTTGCGATACCATCCAAGCCCTCTTGTAGTTCTTTTTCCATGATTGGTTCCTCAAGTCATGAGATTTTTCAATTTTGCCATTTTTTCAATGACAGCCTTTCTCTGCTCTTCGCCAACATCCCGCTGACTCTCGTTGAGAGCTTTATGAACGGCGCTTGCCGCTACCTTTGCTTCACTTCTGGAAAGCGATCCTGCATCCCGCAGACATTCTTCCCATTCACGAACTGTTTTCTCAGCGCCCTTGACCGCCTGAATCTTTGCTCTTGGATTCATTGGGAAAGTAACTGCGCTGATTTCCATGAGTTCTACTTCTTCAATAATTCTTTTTTTGCCATTATCTTCGTATCGGCTTCCCTTGGTCGCGACTCGATACCCAATAGATAATCCATCTATCGCGCCCATCTTCATTAATTCGTATACCTCTCGGCCTCGCTGAGTACCCATCGCGAGCCTTCCCTTTACCTTGAGGCCTTTATTATCTTCAATGATTTCTTCAAAAACACCGATTGGCTCATCGGTTTTGTGCTGATAAAGCATTTTGATTCCGCGTGGGCCTTTGCGAGCAATAGATTTGCTGAAGGCTCCGCTCATAATGACATCATTTCCTAGATCTTTATTTCCAAAGATACTTCCGTATCCTGAGAATTTTCCTCGATCCTCATCATCCTCATCATCACCATACGCCTTGAGATCAAAAGCTATATCAAGCACTTTCTCTTCAAGATCATCGGATAATTCTTCTACTGTTGCATCTGACATTTCAGTTCCCTTTTGCTTGTCGCGAAAACTACTGAGACAAACTGCAACCCGCTGGTCACGCTGTGGATACTCAGATCGCATGGTATCACTGCCCATGCACCGCTCCATAAAACCGCTTTCGGTCTCACCTTTTCTCGGCTTCGGTATTGGCATCTTAACGTGACCTCCTCAATCCATCAATACATTGTTATAACTCATCAAGTTCTCCTCGCTCAAAAGGCGTTTTGCGATATCTGTTTGAGCTTGCTTGATTTCCGATAACGAATCTAATAATCTGAAGTTCTTGATTTCTGAATCGATTTCTTCCATTTCTATAACAAGGCTTGCACGATATCGATCATTCAATGGCGTATTATCGCGATTGATTTTTGTAATTCGAAACTCCGTACCCGCTGGGAACAAAACTTCGGCCTCCGTATCATGGTAATACGCAACTGAATCAATTTGGCGACCGTTCTTCGATTGGATCACATAAGCAACGTCCCCTGTAAAACCACTAGATACGGTTTGCTTCCTTGATGTTGAGTAGAATGATTCTGCTCTTAATACTCCGCCCTCTTCAATTGGATTTTTTGCCAAAAACTCATCAGCTTTTACCTTGATCCCGCGAGTCACTTGGCCTTCAAATTTTGGCAGTTTCCGGAGAGCATCCCGTGCAACTGTGTGGTATGAAACTAAAAATTCTTTTGTTGGAAGCGATATTTCTTTTTCGCCATAAAACCATTGCCTCATAAGTTCGTTGATCCCTCTATATGAATTTCGGGAATAATTTGAAAGAACCGATGCTTCTAACGCAGTCAATCCAAACTCTTTTCCAGTTTGCCGCCCATTCGGGCCAATCAATGTTAGATCGTTTAAACTTACTCTTACCTCATCGAAAATAGGCGATTCATTGTATGGCGCTCCATTTTCATCAAAGAAAAATGGCATAGTCTCCCCAGAAATATTCTCCTCATACAGCCACGGTTTTTCTTTTGATCTAAGAGGCCTCGTTTCATCTACTTCATCTTCTGGATAAACGAATACAACTGCACATCGGCAATTGATGACATTGGCTGGGCCGCCATTCGGATCTGCTGGGCGATCCATGAAATACTTGATACCGCCAACGACCAATTCAAATTTTTCATCAATTCCCACTAGTTGCCCATTTGCACGAACATGGGCATTTCTTGTGCGGTTATCTCCCACTGATACCCACTGCTTCATCAATCCATCTTGAGGCAATGAATCCTTGGCTATCTCCATCTGCGCGAAACTCGCCGCATTATGGGTTTCTGTTCGGGCAATAGTAGCGGCCCTGTTCCTCGCAATAAGCCCTCCTGTGCCTTCTCTGATGCTTCTAGCTATGGAATCAACGCTTGATCCTGATCGATTGCCTTTCCGGATGATCGAATTGATCTTGCTCCTTGTACTGCTGGTGATATTCCTGATTGCATTTGCGCCTTGCGTTTTCAAAAATTGCTGGATCAACCGATCAATCGCGGGTGTCTGCTTTTGATTTTCCAGCACCATCAAAGCAAACTTTTCCAAAACATCCCTGTAGTGTGGATCTAAGATAGATCGTAGTTGAGAAGCGAAAGAGGTGATTTCAGGAATCCGGCTAGATTCCGCGAAAGCTTTGGACGAATCTCTTGAAGTTCGTTCTAATAGATTAAAAACTTGGCGCTCCAGTTTTCGCTCATAATTGGTACGAATTCGCAATTGCTCCATAACGATCCGGCGCGGAGAAACTCGCTTGCCTTGTTGCTTGCGGCAAACCGCGATCATGGGCATTTATTTTTTGCTCTTCAAAGGATGTCCAGTTGGTAACAAATCGAGATCAAACTTGCCGCTTCTGAATCTGCCTCTGCGTACCGCAAACAAAAATGCATTGACTCTGGCTAAACCCC